GAACTCCTTTCTAAGTCAGAGCGCGCCTACGCGTCTTACTGGATCGCACGTGCAGAGCACTGGGCAGGCGCGGCCGAGGATGCTAGGGAGTTCACATACCAAGCGGCGGCACTGTCGGAACTGCGAGCGCGTGAGCACGAAGCCGAGGTCGAGCACTGTGCCACCAAAGCCGAGATCGCGTTTGATCGGTCAAACTACCACCGCGCTGAAGCCGAGCAACTGCGCGGCGAGGAGTAAATTCACCTAGGGGCTTCGGCCCCACTTTGCGCAGGGGGCTTCGGCCCCCTTTTTTGTGCGTGGCGTCTGGCTATGATAGTAGTTGTGTGTTTTTGAGAGGAGCCTAGCTACTATCATGTGGTTCCGTATTGCCTAGTATACATAACAGCCAGAAGATGAGACTATTCACATGTCGGAGCGGTTCCGGCTTATTCCCACGGGAATTACTTACTTACTTACTTGGAGGCTATTATGCCTATTGAAAAAACAGCAGTGCCACAAACCACGATCAAGCCCATGGCAGAGGTCGTTCAACACATTACAAAGGCGCGAAACGCTAGCGCCACGATGCTCGCATCATGTAAGGCGGCCGCGAAGGCGGCGGCGCGACAGCTGGACGCTAAGCTACCGTTGAAGTCTCGCATTGATGTAGTCATGATTTGCTACGCGGAGCAGATCGACGGCGACGCGAACGTGCGGTCCAATTTCAAAGACGCGCTTACACTGTTGGCCTGCGCAGAGTCGCCGGTGTCTATCGAGGTGCGTGGTCAAGAGATACAAACCACAGCGGCGGCGGCCGTTGACCAACCCAAGCATGTCATGAAGGCGGCCGCGAAGGCGGTGCGCGATGATAACGGCATCGGCCGACGCGAGGGTGCAGGGCGTAAGTCTAAATCTGAGGCGGCCGAAAATGCCACGCGGGTTTCCAGTGCGCCGCTCGATACTGGTGCGGACCAACGCGGCGCGGTTATCAATACCGTAGTCGCTAGCCTAGAAAACGCGGCATTCTTCGCGGAGTTTAAAGCTAAACTGGCGGAGGCGGGTTTCAGTATCACGCGCAAGCGCAAGTAACCACACGGGGGCGCAAGCCCCCATTTTTTTGGCTCCACCTAACTACTATCATAACCTCGAATGAGGTGCGGCGCGTGCCTACTATCACATGACCAAGCGCGCCTACTATCACATGACCAAGCGCGCCTAATGATCGACGCTATTCCCGTGGGAATAAGGTCGCAGTGTGCGGCGAAATAAGCGCGTGGCTGTCATGACAGTCAACGATTCTTAGACAGCTAAGTCATTGATTTATAAGGATTAGATGAAATGAGAAACCGCCAATCTAAGAATGCGTAAATATCATAACAGTGACGTAATAAAAACCCTTATAAATCAAGGGCTTGCGGGGCATAGGCGGGCAGTAAGTAAGTATAATAGATAAATAGTTTATAGATTAAGATATAGAGAGGTAAAATCTGGGATTACTGGCCCTTTCAAGCCGCGCGGCGGTCTTGGTTTTCTTTGCCTCGAAACTCGCAACCTCTCTCAGAACTCGTCTAATCGTCTAAAGCTAGGAAAATCAATGAGTTACGGGATTACTAAAAAACTAAACGCTTACAAATCAATAACTTATAAAATCTAGCTTCCGTCTATTACTTATAAATCAATGACTTGCGCGCATCCTTCCCCAGCAAAAACGCCCGAATTGGCAGATTTCTTTAGATTGCAGTCATAACCGCCAAAACACGTGACAGACTGATCGACGACATAATCACGTGATTGAAAAGTCCGCCACGTTTTACTTAGAAAGCGGAGCTTGAGATAATAGTTAAGCGCTGGGGGAAAACCGTCAGGTGAGTTTTTTTGTTTTTTCCTCGCCTGCCCCCAGCTTTTTATAGATACTTAAGGACTAATTATTCCCATGGGAATAGAGGAAATGGTAACAACAATGCTTCTGTATAAATCAATGCCAGTGGCCGAACATTTTTTGGTTGCTTTGTTCAACGACGATTTTAGTGACCTTGATGACAGGGATTACTACCTGCTAAAAGAGTGGTGCGAAGACCTGCCCGATACCGTGATGTTTGAAGTGGTAAAGGACGATGACACGCTGGGTTTGCAAGAGTCGTCGCGGTACCTTAACTTTTGTGAGGACAGCGTGACCGGCACACTCGCAACCTGCGCGCTCATCAATATCTACACCCCTGTAACTGTGCACTAGGGACGCACAACTGACTATTCCCACGGGAATTACTTACTTACTTACTTACTTGGAGAGACCCCATGTCTAACTTTATTACTAGACCAAAAACCAACCCCGAGTTGTACCAGTCATTTCGCAATACGTTGCACGGCCTTGTTGGCCAAGGCGTACGCTGGGAAGACTTCTACAAGTTGGAGCAAGCTTACGATCGCAAGACCAAAACGCCGGGTTCGTTTCTTGGACACGCGATCCGTGAACCTCTGACTATTAAACGTAGCGAAGCGCTGAGCTATGACATCTATCTTGAGTGGCTCGACTGGTATAAGCCGTTGGAGGATGGGTCATACGACCGTGCCGCATACCCACGGGCAACGCCGAAAGCCGCAACAATACTGAGTGCGAAATCGTACGATGCAACGATGGTCGAGTTGATTTACAACTTCGAGGCCAAAAAGTTTGAGGTGTGGTTCAACATACAGGAGGCGTCCACGACAACGTCTAGGCACATGAAAAATTTTATGTCAGCCGTTGGCTATGGCTCGCGTATGAAGTACGTGGCGGAAATTGGTGGTGTAGAAGTACCCATATATCGGTTCAGTATGGGGGAGTACGAAGACAACCTAAGCTCGCGGTCTCGGTATTCGGACGATATCGTGGGGCAGATGGATACAGCGATGAATTCGTGGCGCAAAGCGCTCAAGCGGACGATCAAAAGAAACACGCGGCACTCCAGTGTTGGCCGGTGGGTGAAGCAAGCCCGCGACTTTGCCACACTTGCACGACGCAACATGACGTTGGACCTAGAAGAACAGCTGGCGCGCCAACGGATGATATCGCCACACACTCAGGTAGGCGCTAAGTGGATACAAGCAGTTGACAAAACCTACGACGAGGAAGCGTTTTACAACATGGTACTTGAGTACCCAGAGGCAGAGTATAAGCGCATGCTGAATGTCTTTAGGGAGTTAGACGCGTGAACTACGGCCTATTGGAGAGAGCTGAGACTTTGTTGCGGGGGAGGTATTACCCGCACGAAGTGGTTAGTATATTGGAGGTTGAATACCCGCATCTGGACGAGTTCCAGCGAGAAGATCTACCATTACTTGTACGCAGAATAGAGGAAAAATCTGATGCCCCATGACATCGACATAACCCACGGCAACGCAGAGGTCACGTTTCAGGAAATAGGTGATCGCGTAGGATTGTCTCGACAAGGTGCAAAACATGTGTACGACAAGGCTATACGCAAGCTGCAAGCTGATCCGAAACTACGCGCATACTGGGAAGATATGTGTAACAAAGAAGCCAATGATTTCAGGTGGGAAAAACTCGATTGATTTGTCTTAGCATCACCTGAGTGAGATAATGGTCACATGGCTGGGGAGACTCAGCCCACTAACTAACTAACTAACTTTTTGTACTTATAAACTAACCATTCCCATGGGAATAAGGAAAAACACTATGAGCCTTAAAGAGAATGCTCTTATCGTATCGCTGTCGGTTCAAAAGCCGCAGATGACTAAAGTAGACGCAAAAGGTACCGACGCCGCAGAGCGCGCCAACAACGCGCGCCACGCTGGTGAGTATCGGAAGAACTTGTACCCGACGCATCTAACGTCCCCCATACGGACAGTAGAAAGTGCCGCACGTTCTTACATGGAAAGTGAGACCTACCCGTGGATGCGAAGTAAATTCATACTGCCGAACCCACGGTTCATGGAATTCATGGATACCATGGGCACGTACGAACTGAGGTATGACCAAGCTACTACTGCGTTCTTGCAAAACTGGGTCAACGTACTTGATGAGGCGCGGAGTACGCAGGGGGATATGTTCAACGACTCAGACTACCCCGACGTGACCGAGCTACGCAGGCGCTTCAAATTCGAGGTTATTGTCGAGCCTGTCACTGACAGCACCGACTTCCGCGTGCAGATGCAGAGTGACGAGATAAGCCAACTAACCGCTCGGGCAAAAAAGCAAGCTAACGACCGCATGAATGATCTGATGGCCGAGCCGCTCAAGCGTTTGCGTACTGTGATCACTCGTCTCAACCAGACTGTATCCAAGGATGACCGCGTTACCACTGACAAACGCACTGGCCTAGTCGAGGTCAAGTCGCCGATCTTCCGTGACTCCGTTTGCGATGACATCGCACATGAGATAAGTTTGTTGTATGACTTCATGGATGTCATGCCTGCCAGCGTGTCCAAGCTTGCGTTGAATGTAGCGGGCGCTACTCCATCTCCCGACGAGCTACGTAATAGCAAAGCCGCACGGGAAAAAACCGAGGCTGATACGTCCGCACTACTCGCGACTATCGACTCATTACTTGATGACTAAGGAGATAATATGAAAGTTATGATAACCATACGCGAGGCCATTGTGGATTCTGAAATTGCTATGCAGGCGTTTCAGCTCTTAGAAGGCAAAGTAGAATTTATAGAGAAGCAGTGGGCGCGTGACAATGATGGCCACGCATGGAAATTCACTAAAGATGTCAGTGAGTCCGACATCAGTATAAAACCCATTAACCAATCAGTGTATGCACAGGCCGTGCTTGCGCTAAATGACGACAACTAATTCCCACGGGAATAACTTAATTACTGGAGATTTATTATGCGTATTCAACATGTAACACCTGTTCTAGTTAAGCGGTACCTCAACGAAAACACACGTAGGCGCACCGTATTCCTGCGTGGGCCGTCGGGTATTGGCAAGTCTGATGTCGTCAAGCAAACCTCTAACTTGCTGGCTGACCATGTCAAGGACTGGCAGGGTGTCATCGACCTACGCCTTGCACAGATGGACCCGACAGACCTTCGCGGTATCCCGCATATTGTAGACGGTCGCACGGTGTGGGGCCGACCTGACTTCTTACCGCAGTCTGGGTCTGGGATTATCTTCTTAGATGAGATCACTAGCGCACCGCCAGCGGTACAGTCTGCGGCGTACCAGCTAACGCTAACGCCAGAGGACTATGGTATCCCTGACACGTGGATGATCGTCGCGGCCGGTAACAACAAGTCTGATCGTGGTGTAACGTTCAACCTTGCAGCACCGTTGCAGAATCGAATGTGTGATATCTCAGTTGATACTACGCTCGATGACTTCACCAACTACGCAGTGACGCAAAACGTTGCGGCAGAAGTTTTGTCTTTCCTACGTGACCGGCCTGACCTACTGCATAAATTCGAGGGTGGCAGTGACATAAAGGCGTTCCCAAGTCCTCGCTCGTGGTTCGCCGTGTCTGATCTAATCCAGCTGGACCTACCTTCACAAGATCGTGTCGAGATGATCAAGGGCGACATTGGTGACGAGGCCGCAGTCGTGTTTGAGACACACCTACGTATTTGGGAAAGCATGCCCCGCATCGATGACATACTTGCAGGTGTAGATTGCGACGTACCCAGAGAACTCAACGTGGTGTACTGCGTGGCGATGGGATTAGCTATGCGGGTAAGCCGAGATAACTTTGACAACGCGTGGCTGTTTTTACAGCAACTGCCGGGTGATGTTCAGACACTAGTTATGAAGCTGGCGTACAAGCGTGACAAATCCATTGCTTCGAGTGCGGCATTCAGCCAGTGGGCGGCCGCAAACGCTGATGCTTTCAAGAGGGTTTAAGCATAAGAACGCGAAGTACGTATTAGCTGAGCAATCCAACAATGTGTTTGTTGTGGCGGTTCAGCTATACGACCCTCACACTGGCAATGACATAGAGACATTGCCAAACAATGTGCGGTTCTTCGCTAGGATAGTCGAGTCGTTGGAGGGCACTGCGTACGTTGACCTTGGTGACTTCGGTGCGCTGATCCCATTCGACTCAGTCGCTAAAGCAAGGCAACATATACACGTGCTGTACGAACTTGAGCAAGACTAATTCCCACGGGAATAACTTAATTACTGGAGATTTATTATGTCTTACATACACGAAAACAGGCTATCGGTAGCCTACTCTAAGCTGAGCCTGCGTGAGCCGTTTATCGCGGCCGTTATGACTCGTATCAAGCGCGAGATCAGCGACGAGGTACCTACTGCGGCGACTGACGGCACCCGTGTCATCTACAACCCCGAGTTCATGGATAAGTGCAGTGATGAGGAATTGTTTGGGCTTGCGCTACACGAGTCGTTACACATAATTCTCATGCACATGTGGCGGCGTGGTGAGCGTGATCCCAAACTATGGAACTACGCTAACGATGCCATCATCAATGCGTACATCCGCTCTAAGCAATACCAACTACCAGAGGGCGGCGTGTTTGTTGGGTGGGTACGCGACAGCATGGACTCTGAGTATGTCTACAAGCGCATGCAGAAAGACCAAGATGAGGATCAACAACAGTCCGGCAATGGAGGGGGCGACGACGGGGACAGCGACGCACAAGCGGGGGGCTTTGACGGTACTGGTGACCTGATGGACGCACCCAGCGACGCGACTATGACTGACCTCGAAGCTACCATACAAGCGTCTGCCGAGATGGCTAAGGCCTGTGGGCAAGGCAGTGCGCTTATTGACAACATACTCAAGGGCACCGGCAAGTCACGCGTCGACTGGCGTAATGAGATGCGGGCTATGCTTACCTCTGCATCCAACGACGACTACACATACCGTAGGCCTTCTCGTCGATTCATTGCGCAGGGTACGTACCTGCCTAGTTTGTACAGTGAGGGTCTGGGGCCGGTGCTAATTGCGATCGACTCATCTGCGTCTATGTCCGAGCGAGAACTGTGCCAAATTGCTAGCGAAACGCAGCAGATATTCGAAGATCTCAATCCAGCCTTCATACGTGTCGTGTATTGCGACACACAGATACAACGCTCTCAAGATTTCCAACAGGGCGACGACGTAGAACTATCATGTCGTGGCGGTGGCGGCACTCGATTCAAGCCAGTGTTTGATTACCTTGAAAAAGAAATGCCAGAGGCCGTAGGTCTTGTGTACTTCACAGACCTTGAGGGGAATACTGACGAGTGTCGTGAGCCTAATTGCCCAGTCATCTGGGCCAACACCGGCGGAAGTCGTCGGGCTAATCAACCTAAATTTGGAGTAGTAGCCAATGTCGAAATCTAACAATTACAACAGCCCCGCCCACAGGCTGACGCGCATCGAAAGTAAACTTGTACGGGGCTTTGAAGAACTAGGAGTTAGTCTAGATGTTGACCCTGACTGGATGACTGTCGATGACGAGGAAAACACAGTCTATGTATCTACGATAGGCCGATCTCTCGTGGTTGTTATACAAGAGATGAAAGCCAGAGGTGCAGAGAAGGTGGGCCAACACTATGACATTGTGCACCGTGGGCAAGTAGTCGCGACAGTTTTATATAACCCACGGTTTTAGCTGTGAAGCTAACAAAAGAGGAAATGGCCGAAGTGTTTGAGCTTCGTATGCGGCGTACAAGTTGGGAAAGCTTGGCGCTAGTTTTTAATGTGTCACCCAATACTTTGAGGAGGTACTACAAAATAGCCGAGGCTGACGGCTTCGCTATATGGCAAAAGCCAATAGAACCACAAGAGCCATCAGCGTTACTCAACATATTTGATGCGCTATCAGGTTTTTGTTTTGCCCACAGTGACCTTGAGGTTATTGTTGATGCCAACACTGGTAGCACGTTTGAGTGGGGTGAAGTACACAACGCACGGCGCGCTATAAAAGAACTTATTAACTTTGCTAATTCACACGGGATCAAGGAGAACACACTATGACGATTGACCTGACTGGCTCGTATTGGGACTGCGAATGCGAGACAGATAATTACTTCAACCACGTGTCAGTCACAAAATGCACACACTGCGGCGCTTACCAAGATGAAATGCCAGACAGTCGTGTTGATGAAGTAATCGAGTTCGCATGCGCAACAATGTTGCGGCAGTACATGCGCGCAAACCCAAACCACGAAAAGATAGCGGAGACTCCAATACTCATGAATGATTTAGCGTCAATTCTTAGAAATAGAGGGTGTAAAGTATGAGCGGGCAAATTAAGACTGAAGCGGATGTCATTTCGACTCTGCTTTCTTACTTACAGCTACACTACATAAAAGTTAGTGAGACGGGTGAGCAGCACTTTACAGTTGCAATAGACCCTGTAGAAATTACACAGTGTATCGCAGTGCTAGCAAGGGCAAGAGTCATGCGCGAGTACAAAGTGAAACCGGCAGAGGTGCCGCTAAAAACCAACCCACTTAACTACTGAGGAAGTTTGGTATGGACAAAGAACCATGCTCAATAACAGATGACCCGTTCAACGACTACTCCGATTACATCGAGGGTGAGGGGGTGTACAAGAACCACTGGCTGGACGAGGAGGAAGAAGAGGAATAAAAAAACGCCCATCACTAGGATGGGCGAAGCACTATCGCAAGGAAGATCGTACATGTTGAACTTACCACTATAAGTTCACTACCAATTACACCACTTTTTTACTTATCAAACAATAGCACGAGGTTTATATGGAATTTAACTGTTATGTATGCGGCTTTCAGATGATATGGGGCGGCGATGAAGTTGTGCACGACGACTTTGAGGGTATAGAGATGATCGAGACTAATTTTAGTTGCTCAGTTTGCAAGGCCACAGCGCTCGTCTACCACAGCCACACCGACAACACTTCTACTGATTATTCCCACGGGAATAAGGATTAAAAATGGAAATCATCACTTGCGATTTCGAGACTTACTACGACAGAGACTTCTCGCTCAGTAAAATACAGACGGATGAATACATCCTTGACGATAAGTTCCAAACAATCATGGTCTGCCTGATCGATGGGGAGGGCAAAGAGACCGTATTAGCTGGCTCCGAAGATGAACTACGGCGGGCACTGCATGATTACAGGGATTGGTCACAGGTAGCCATACGGTGCCACAACACGCTGTTCGACGGGTTTATTCTTTCGCAGAGGTATGGGGTAAAGCCCAAGCTGTGGATGGACACGCTGTCACAGTCACGAATGGTTTTCCCGTTCCTGCGCTCACACAGCCTAGCCAATACAGCTAGGCATTTGGGGATTGGGGAGAAGGGCAACGCAGTTACAAACATGATGGGCAAGCGCCTCGAAGACATGACTCCTCAAGATATCGAAGAGTACGCGGAGTACTGCATACAAGACACACGGCTGTGTAAACAGATGGGTGAATACTTCGATAAGTTTACGCCACCACTCGAAGCCCGCCTCATAGATATGACCATACGTATGTTCACAGAACCGCAGTTGGTCGGGGACGTTGACATGATGCAGAGATTATACGAGACGGAGGTCGCACGTAAAGAAGGGTTGATGGCGTTGGCTAAACTCGATAAATCAGAGCTTATGTCGGCCAACAAGTTTGCTGAGAGGCTTAGAGCATTAGGGATCACTCCGCCCACAAAGATAAGCCCACGGACAGGCAAGGAGACGTTCGCGTTCGCCCGCACAGACAGAGCATTTACAGCACTGCAGGAGCATGAAAACCCCGAAGTGCAGGCACTGGTGGCCGCTAGGATCGGTGCTAAGACCACCATCGCAGAGACACGAGCACTGCGATTCCTTGAGATGGCCAAGCGAGGGCCGTTGCCGGTGTATCTAAGTTTTTGGGGAGCCAAAACTACTGGGCGCTACTCTGGGGGCAACAAAGTAAATTGGCAGAACCTACCTGCTCGGGGCGTATCTGCTGGGCTACGCCGTGCGCTGTGCGCACCGGAAGGTCATTCCGTCCTTGTGTGCGATTCATCAAACATTGAGCTACGCACCGTAATGGCATTAGCGGGGCAGTATGACGCGATAGAGAAACTTGAAGCAGGCGTCGACATGTACTGCGACTTCGCGTCCCAACTGTTTGGCAAAGAGATAACTAAAGCTGATAAAGCGGAACGATTTCTTGGTAAGACCGCTATGCTCGGCCTGCAGTATGGTGCTGGGGCACAGCGGTTTTGTGAGATGGTTAGGCAAGCGTCAGAGTATATAGATGGGGTAGACCCGATTACTTTTGATCGTGCTCAAGAGGTAGTAAATCTTTATCGCAGTGTGTATTACAAAGTAGTCAATCTGTGGCACTATTGTCAGGACGTAGTGTTACCAGACATAGCTAACGGCTGTTCACTTATTAACGTAGATCATAACGGCTGGTTCATTACACAGAAAGATGGTTTCGGCAGGCCGGGAGAACCGGGTGTCGTTTATCATGACTTGCGGTTAGAGGAAGGCGAATGGGTTTACCAAAAGGGCAGGATGGATGTACGCATCTATGGACCCAAGGTGGTAGAAAACCTATGTCAGCACGCAGCGATGCGCATTGTGATGTGGCAGACAGCGCGGGTTAACGAACGCTATCCCGTACGCTTATCAGTGCACGATGAAGCAGTAATGGTCGTGCCCAATGAACAACTAGATGAAGCACAGCGGTATGTAAAAGAATGCTTCACGTTAACTCCCAAGTGGTGCAGGGGTCACATCCCCGTCGCTTGCGAGTATGAAGTAGGGAGGTCGTATGGAGATGCCAAATAAATGGGGGTTTTATGTCCAAACCAATGGCGATGTCATACAGCCGATTGAGTACGTTCGAGCAGTGTCCAGCTAAATTTGATTACTTGTATGTTACTAAGCTAGCGCGTGACGCTGGTAGTGAAGCTAGCGAGTATGGAAACCGCGTTCATGAAGTCCTTGAGAACTACGGTAAGGATGAACTAGACCTAGATTCTTTGGGGCTAGAAGGTAAACAGACCCTGAAAAGGTGGGGTTCTGTTGTTGACTCTATAAAAAACAAATCAGGAAATAAATACTATGAATTCAATATGGCAGTGGACAAAAACAATAGCCCAGTTGATTGGTTTGACAGCAGCGTTTTTATTCGCTCTATTGCTGACGTACTTGTTGTGGACGGTAGTGTGGCTTACTGCCTTGACTATAAAACCGGAAAAGTTAGAGAAAATCCGACACAGCTACAACTCTTCGCAGCGATGGTGTTCTGGCATTTCCCAGAAGTTGAAACAGTTAAAACCTCGTTTATTTGGTTGAAATTTGACGAGATTACTAACGCTACATACCAACGCAGGTATTTGTCGGCGTTGTGGGAAGGCCTCAAACCTAGGTTTGACAAGGTTCAAGAAACAATAGATCTAGGTGTATTTGATACGAAGCCATCTGGTTTGTGCCCTTGGTGTCCTGCTAGAAGTATGTGCCCTGACGCACGAGGAGGAAGAAGATGAAAAACGAAGGCGACGTAAAGAAAGAAGTAAAAAAGTTGCTAAACAGTTTTCCAAAAAACGAGATGTGGTACTACATGCCCTCTGCCAACGGCTATGGTAGGTCGGGCATCCCAGATTTTGTTGGTAACTACAAGAGCAACTTCTTTGCCATCGAAACTAAATTCGGTAGCAACTCACCAACCAATAACCAACTGCGTGAAATAGAGCACATCATACAGTCGGGGGGTAGATGCTGGATCGTACGCGAAAGCTCCATAAGAGAATGGCAAGACGAGTTTAGGGGGTGGGCGAGTCTGTGTTAGTTGTACCCGACAAAAAGACGCTCATCATTGACAGCTCGCATAACGAGTCAGTAAGGCAGTTTATACCGCATGCTAAAGAGCTAAACCACAACGGTAAGTCCATGGTGGCTGTGCCATTTGGTCCGATCGAGGCAATGGTATTGCGCAATATGGGGTTCAGTGTCCCAGACCCTATTAAGCAGTACTACAGTTGGCCTGCGCGGTTTAAGCCAATGGACCACCAGATCGATACTTCTTCGTTCCTTACGGCTCATAAGCGCGCGCTATGCCTAAATGCTCCGGGTACTGGGAAGTCTATTAGCTCACTGTGGGCGGCTGACTTCCTTCTGACAGAAGGCGTGATAAAGAAGATTGTTATTGTAGCGCCACTGAGTACGCTAAAAGTTGTGTGGGGTGCAGAGATCCGGCACCACATGCCACACCGACAGTTCGTGATTTGCACTGGCACGAAGAAGAAACGGATAGAGCTGCTACAGCAGACTGGGGTGCAGTATGTGATCATAAATCATGATGGGTTCACAAACATGCGCGACTATATGACTGACATAGACTTAGTTATATACGACGAGGCGACGGCACTTAAATCACCATCATCACAAAGGTTTAAATTATTTTACAAGTGGGTAAACACACATCATCCGTGGCTGTGGATGTTGACAGGTACACCAATATCACAGACCCCAGCTGACGCATGGACACTGGCGCGCCTCGTAGAGTCACCAAACGTGCAACGTAGTTTTACCGCGTTCAAAGATGTAGTAATGAAGAAGGTCACGCAGTTTAAGTGGATACCCAGAGAAAACTCATTGGAGATCTGCAAGAAGGTGCTTCAGCCGTCGATCAGGTTTTCACTAGATGAGTGTAAGGATCTACCAGCTACAAACTTTGTGGGTAGGAAAACAGCCCTATCTAAACAGCAACAGAAAGCATTTAAGGATATGCAGGACCGAGCAGTTACGACGTTCAAAGACGGCCAAGTCACAGCCGCGAACACAGCTGTAATGCTTTCAAAGCTACTGCAGATCGCATGTGGTGTTGTGTACACCGAAGATTCGTCGATTGCCTTAGATTGTGCTGAACGGTATAATACTCTAACTAACTTGCTAAATGAGATCGGCGACAAAGCCATAATATTTGTGCCACTCAAAGGTGTGCAGAGGTTTTTACTGGACAAACTTCGTGCGGATAAATTTACTGTAGAGCTGGTAAACGGCGATGTAAGTAAAAAAGACCGCGACGAGATATTCCATAACTTTCAGCACACCGATGAGCCTAAAATATTGCTAGCACACCCGAAGGTTGCGGCACATGGTTTGACACTTACGGCGTCAAAAGACATTGTTTGGTACGCCCCTATATATTCATTGGAGCAGTACGAGCAAGCAAATGCACGGATACGCAGGCTGAGTACAGAAGGTAAAACAACTGTCTGGCATATCTATGCTACTAACTTCGAGGCGGAACTTTATCGTCGGTTGCGCAAGAAGCAAAGCACACTCGCTGAGTTTTTAGATTTGGTGCGTGGCATTAATCATGATGAATCATGATGACTAAACTACTAAGGAGGTTGTATGAACTACGAACAAGCGGCCGAGAAATACCTCAAGGTCAAGAAAGATATGGAAGCTCTCGACAGGGAGTTCAAAGAGCGCAAAGCTAAAGTGCGCGAAAAGTTAGTTGTATTAGAAAACTGGTTTACTGCAAAAGCTCAAGAAGACGGGCTGTCGTCAGTCAAGACATCTTGTGGCACTGCGTACTGGTCAACTCATCACTCAGCGACAGTCGCGTCGCGTGAAGACTTTTTTAGCTTTTGTAGGGATGAAGATGCGTGGGACTTGCTTGAAGCACGTGCGTCTAAAACCGCAGTAAAAAGCTATATCGAGGCGGCAGGTGAACCACCACCCGGCGTCAACTACAGCGCAGTAAATGTGTTTAATTTCCGTAGAGCAAACTGAGGCAATAAATATGAGTAACACAGCAAACGTACCGGCGCACATCGCTGCTAGAATTGCAGAGCGTCAAAAGTCTGGCAAAAAGTCGATATTGGCGTCTGCCATTGTTTCCGATAGTGGGCCGAGCATACCTCGCATAAGTATGAGAGCTGGGCGGTTCCGCTTAGTCGAAGCCGGTGTAGAAACTACAATCGGTACTTCACTAGATGTAGTAATCGTAGGTGTTAACCCCAAGGTCAGTAAGGTCTTTTACGCGTCGAACTATGACGGCGGCAACGACAACAATCGTCCGGCGTGTTTCTCGAACAACGGCACCACCCCAGATGACATGGTCGAAAGCCCCGTCTCTGACAGCTGTGCTAATTGCGCACACAACGTGCTGGGGTCTAAGATCACGCCGTCAGGTGCTAAATCGAAGATGTGTTCTGATCAACGACACCTAGCAGTAGTCCCTGCGGCAGACCCTCACAAGGTTTATTCGCTGACTGTTCCTGTTAGTGGGATGCGTGGGTTACGGGAGTACTTCACTGAACTCGCTAATTACAACATTAATCCCGAAGAGGCCATCACAGAGCTTGGCTTCGATGAAAACGCGAGTTATCCTAAGTTGGTATTTAGCCACAAAGGCTATGTCCCCGAAAAAGCAATAGAAGTCGTCGAAAACTGGCTTGAGTCCGACTACACCAAGGTAGCAACGAGACAAAAACCACTGTCCGCCACTGCGGGTTTGCCACCGGCGCAGACAGCAGCGAAGATCGAGCCGCCAAAACCTACTGCGGCAGATGATGAGGCAGATGCTTACGAGGAGGAAGCGCCGGTCGTTGCCAAAAATACTAAAGAAAAGCCGACGGTTACGCCGGTAAAAGCGTCTGACGAGTTAGCAAGCAAGTTGGATAGCTTATTTGATGAGTAGTAAAGAGTGAGGCCTACGGGCCTCATTTCGACTAAGGGGATCGTTGGTGAATACAAAAGAATTTCTAACTAAGGTATGCCCACAAAAAGATAAGATCGTAGTAACGCAGTACAACCACTTAAAGAACAAGTTCTGGAACCGTGAGATATATTCATTCGACGAGTTAGACAGGGCCGAAGCGGACATACTCCGCTGGGATCAACAGCAAGACGTTACGATCTATTACAGTATTGGGGCATTTGCAGATAACGTAGAAGTGGGCGCAGACGGACGCTCAAAAATTCGCAGGACACAAAACTTAGCTACTGTATTTAAAACACTTTGTTTCGACTTAGATTGTGGGCAAGACAAGCCCTATAAGACCAAAGAAGAAGGTCTAATAAAGTTGGTCGAGGTTGTTAAAGAACTGGGCTTGCCGAAGCCTATGATTGTTTCTTCCGGTAACGGTGCGCACGTTTATTGGCCGCTGTCTGCCACTATAGAAAAAGATATGTGGGTGTCAGTGTCTAGTGCGCTAAGTGACGCGCTATTCGACAAAGGTTTGGAAATAGACGCGAGCAAGATAAAAGACCCGTCTATGGTGCTCCGCCCTGTGGGTAGCTTCCACAAGAAGGCAGAATGGAAACCTGTCGAGGTAATCTTAGAAGGCGATGGAGACTCAGACATCGCAGTGCTGGCAGGCCTGCTCAAGGACTACATGGGTAAGCCAAAGGCTGATAAGAAAAAGCCTCGTAGTGCGATGCTCGATGCTGTGCTAGATGAAAGCAATGACCTAGACATCGACTCTATCGCAGAGAAGTGCGCCCAAATAAACGCCTTGTTAGAGAGTGGCGGTGTGCTAGATGCAGGGGGTAACCCTGTAGATGAGCCTATGTGGCGGGCGTCGTTGGGCATTGCGAAGTTTACCCCAGACCCAGAGGTGTCAGTCGTCTTGTTAGCAGGGGGGCACCCTGAGTTTGACTTCGACGCTAACATGGAAAAGCTATCAGGCTGGAAGGGGACTGGTCCCACCACATGCGCGACGCTAGAACAGTTGTGCCCCAAAGGGTGTAACGATTGCCCATACCGTGGAGGCATGACATCCCCCGCGCAACTCAGTGGTATATCGTCAGAAATAGTTGAAGAAGTTGTTGATGAGGTGACGCAAGAGGTTGTGACAAAGACCTTCCAACTGCCAGAGGGATACGCAGTAAAAGATGACTGTATTCTCAGGGAGAAGAAGGTAGAAACAGAGCACGGGATTGCGACCGAGTGGGAGCGTGTAAGCACCTACCAAATGTACATCAAGAGTATTTTCTTTGACCCTATAGAGCTTGAGACATCGATAAAGGTGGCAATTAAATACCCTATACGTGGATGGGAAGAGCACGATTTCCCAGTTGAGGTGTTATCTAGTCTAGGCAAAGAGTTTTCCGCTTTCTTACTTAACACGCAGGTGTTTGGATTTAAAACCGCACCACAGCAAGAAAAGTTACGAGGGTATCTTATGGACTACTTAGAGATGGTTCAGCAGCGAGTAGCTACTGGCTACGACTATTCGACGTTTGGTTGGCAGAAGGACGGGTCTTTTATCTGTGGCGATACTATCATCAACGCGCCGCACAACACGACAGACCGTAGGATTACAGGCAATGCACGCGACTTCCTAGATCGTGTACGGCAAGAGGGTACGCGAGAAGGCTTTGTCGAAGCGATGTCGATGCTCAACCAATCGGGAACTGAAGTAATACGCATGTGCATACTTATCGCTACGTCAGGCGTGATAGCGAAGGACGTTGGTAACGGATCAAGTATCGTGTCTATCTATTCTACACTGACCACAACAGGTAAAACGCTGGCGTTATTTGCAGTTAACAGCTTGTATGGGCACCCGAAGGAACTGATACAGGGGCGCAACGACACATCTAATTTTTTGTATTCGATGCGGGGAACCTTAAACAACCTCCCACTGACAATCGATGAATTAACTATGGCCGACGAGTATGCAGTAGCAAGCATGGCGTACTCATTTAGTGAGGGAAAAGAAAAGTCCACGCTTACTTCAGATCGCCGTATGCGCAAACCTGCGACGTGGGATGGTCCGACATTTATGACAACTAACACGTCTTTGATGGACAAGTTTTCTGACGTGCAACAGGAGTCAGAGCCACTTCGTGTAAGGACCTTTGAAGTAAAGCAAGATGACAGGGTGTTCGTATCGCTAGAAAACGAAGATGGCACGTCGCTGGCTAGATCTTTCGGAGACAAACTTTTTGAAAACTACGGCTGGGCTTTTCCTGAACTTGCAACTGCAGTATGCGACTTAGGTGGTGCAGAAAAGCTGGCGGTGTCAGGGCGCAAGGACTTTACAAAAACGTTTGGTTTTAAGTTTTTACCACAGGAACGCTTCTACGAAGCAATGATCATTTCAGCGTGGACCATGGGTAAGATAGGTAAGGCGCTAGGACTGTTCCCATTCGATGTCAAAGGCACTATTAAGAGCATGCTGGACTGCGTAGAAGATCTTAGGGAAGACACTGAAAAATCTAAGGTAGACGCACTAGATGTTGTGGGCCAGTTCATGCAGCAACACAACGATCAGATCATCTCAGTTACTAGACAGTACGGCAAAGACGGTAAACCACAGGTGCAGCACCCTGTACCGGTTAAGGCTTGTATGCGTGCTGAGTTCGTGTACGACAGTAGTAACCCAATAATGCCGGGGAGTACGTTGGCAATAAACCGGTCGTCCTTTAAGAAATATCTAAAGGACACTAACGACGCAGAAGATCGGGTACTGCGAGAACTCAAAGAGCTTGGTGCCTTGGCTAAACCTAGTCAGCGTGTGACGCTGTACAAGAATTGCAGTGGTGTTAGTAACCCCGGACAAGCCTATTGTATAATTGTTAACTTAAACCACCCACGGTTTATAAACGCAGTGTCAGGCACTAAGCATAAAAAGCAGAGTGACCTCACAGTAGTTATGTTGCAGGGTATACAGGACGACTCCAATGGCTAGAGACTACAAGAGCGAGTACAAGAAGTATCACTCGAAAGATGAGCAAAAGAAAAAACGCGCCGCACGTAACGCAGCGCGTCGTACCATGGAGAAAGAAGGCAAGGTTAGCAAGGGCGATGGCAATGACGTTAATCACAAGAAGCCGCTTGCTAAAGGTGGTAGCAACGAACGCAGTAACTTGAACGTCAAGCCAAAGTCAGCAAACCGATCGTTCCCCCGCACAAAACGTGCGAGGATGAAGTAAAGCGTAGAGCCGCACGGGCCTACCGTTTTTTAGCTCACTTTTTCTTCTTGCGGTTGGTTGCTGCTCGCTGGCCGCGCTTTGGCATGCTTCGCTTCATGCACTTACCGGCCTTCTTACACTTTGCAGGGTGGGGACATCCTTTGCATGGGGTCATCACTTACTCCTTCTGCGTTTACCTGAAGCGGTAACGGCGTGCTTAATTTTAGCAGGTCCAGTCTTACGTCGCGCAGACGATGCTTTCTCTGCCTTGGTCATTTTAGCTGCAACGGCCTTGGGCCTACAAGATGGGTATGGGCGCTTACTCTCGCCTTTCTTTGCAGACTTGCGGCCGCAAGGCTTACCTGTCTTAACGTCAGTCCAATCTTCTTTGAACCATTTCTTAAGGGCAGCGCCCTTCTTACTTTTTCTTACGGCCACTTTTGTTACCCCAGTTCTTAGCGCCTACCTTACGGCACTTGGCGACTGCACCAGATGCGTATGCTGAAGGCCAAACCTTGTAACGAGACTTAACCTTCTTAGCGCACGCGTCGTTGGCTTTCTTACTTTTTGGCGTTGCTTTTGGCATTTTTCTTCCTCATGGGCACACCTGCTTTTTCGGCTGCCGCCTTCATCCGTGCGTCCATCTTAGCGTTACGCATTTGCTCTGCCATCTTTTTCTGTGCGGCGGGGCTAGGTGTAGAACTTTTAGCGCGCTTATGGTCGGCAATCAAACGCGCCTCAATCTGTGCCTGAGTCATACGCTTTTTTGCTGCTGGCTTTTTTGCGGGTTTTTTCATAATTACTTCCTCGACTTAGCACCGGAACACTTCCAGCGTTTACGGCTTAGATTGTTTGGTGTGTTAGGGTCGTTTGCCTTCTTCTTGGGCAGACGCTTCTTGATACCAAGTGAACGTGCACAGTAAGAGTCGCCTTTGCTGGTACCCGGCTTTACGCGCGGGCCGCCGCCTTTGGCTTTACCTGCTTGGCCGTAGGATACCTTCTTGCCTGATGCAGTGACCTTTACCTTGGCCTTACCTTTTCTCGGCGTTGCCATGTTTACTCCTCAATCTTGTAGATCTTTTTGACTTCTTCGACTAGCTCAAGCTCTAGGCGTTGAATGTCAGCATACAAAGCTTGGTAGTCCGGTGTGCCACTACGCATCTCTTCGCGCTGTAACTTGCGTATTGCAGCCTTGTACTCGCGGCCTACAGCACTTTGACGGATCTCACGGTACGTTGCCTCTTCAGCTACGTTGTAATCTACCAGCTTGAGACCCATAACATTTAGAGCAAGCGCCGAAGCTAAACTCTCTGTCTGCCCGACTATATTTCTGTCACCTGCAAGAGCACCGCCTAGTCTGTCACGCTTGTAAGACTGCGCCCATGGTGGCAAGAACATGTCAGTCATGCCCTCGAATATCTCACCAAATTTAGCAAAGTCTGACTCAGTAGTTTCGTATAACGGCTTGCCTGTGTACGTATCTGTGCCCGTCATCAACATAATTAGGCCATCGATCAGCGGGCCGCCGGGTTTGAAGCCTTGTGGCCAGTTTTCAAAACCTAAGAAGCCTGTGGGCGTAGTACTGAACGTAGACACCAAAGGTATGTAATCACCTAGCCTGTAGTAAACAGGGTTGTTGTCGTCTCCCATGAAAGGGATACGGATGTGTGTGCGAAGGCCAAAGGTGCGCTCGTCTAGGCGCTCTGGCCCAAACTTACGTGCTTCTTCATCATCCCCTGCAAGGCCAGCTGCCACCATGTCGAGCATCGTGTAAGCGATGAAGACGTTAGCTAGCTGCCATGGCTTCTGTGCAGCGATACGTGCGATCAGTGGTATAGCAGCGTAAGTCCACGAAACAAACGGCATGACTGATTGTCGTAAGTTCTTCGCCATGGGAGCATCGATGTCGTAGTCCAAGAACATCTTAAGTGCAGCTTGACCAGCAGCAGCTTGGTTCTCTGGAGTGTTCTCTCCACCTAGCTCTTCGAGCTTGTTCATATACGCAGCGAGACGGAAGGCGTTATCTTCCGCCGCATATAGCTGAGTGGTGAACTCATCGGCGTTCTTTACAAAACCTTTTACGCGCTTAGCCAAAGTTATCTTAGCCATCTCAGACGCTGCAAAGTGCTTTACCATACTATCAACAGTGCCAGCCTCGCTTTCTGCCAGCGTGTCTAAGTGCGCCTTATGGATTACGTTCTTAATCTCGACGGCAGAGAAAGTGCCGAGCAATGCACCGGAGTTGTAGAAGTCCTGAATAATTTGTAGCTCAGCTGCGCGGTTAGGATTTTTAAAACGCTTTGGATGCACTTCAAACTCCCACAAAAGCTTGGCGGCTTTGGCGATAGTTCTTGGCGGTATCCCGTGCATCATGGCGAGAGTGACGTTAGATGCAATGTTGGTGATGTGTGTGCCGGGGTTCTGGACTGTCTTCGTTTTCTTGAAGAACGTCATGGTGTCGTTGACCCAGCGCGCGTTAAACAACGGCTTTCTCGAAGACATGTCGTTCATCGCATGCCACACAGGTGCATGGATTACTTTGCCCGCTAGTGGTCCCCAGATACCTTCATTGTCAGATACGCGAATCCAGTGCTGGCTGGACCGTGTGCGCTCAAAAATGTCGGCACTTTTTAAATCTTTGGCATCAGTGACCTGCAAGTTTTCGTTGCCTGACCCTGCCCGTGCTTGCTCGGCGTTGTCGTACACGACTGGCTCGCCGTCGTAGTTAAGCAGTGATTGGATAAAATCACGTGACGCATTGTAGTTGGACAAGGCGGCCATTGTATTGAGCATGCCGATAGTGATGCGCTCTGTGCCTTTGTCATCAAGGTTTTGGCGATAGTCATTAGCTTCTCGGAAGCTGTACGTGCCACCTGTAAGTCGAACAAATTCAAGAGGTGTAGAGTCGTGGACTACATAACCGTCACCAATCGGCAAGTTATCTCTGCCTAAAGCGTCAACTTTCTTCTTGCTAGCTATGAGTTTGTACTCGTTGCCGCTCAAGCTGTCGGTAACTGTGATCATGTACATGGGACCTTCAAGTATTGGCAAGCCATCTTGGTCAAGGTCGAACAGATCTAAGTTAGTGTCTATATCCGCTTCATCGATGCGCATCAACGCAGACTTAGCTAGGTCAGCAACACTACGCTGCCCAAGGCTGTGGTTAGAAACGTCTTGGCTGTTGGATACGTACAACAAGGTGTCAGTAAACTTCTTGCCTTCAAACAGCCGACGCTCTTGCTCTGGTAGCCTCGCAACGAACCTGTTGTAGTGGTCCATCAAACTGTCAGCCAGCATCTTCAGAGAGGCTGAGTCATCGTACTGCTCAATTAAGTCTAGGTTCGTGTTGTCTAGGTACTCTAGGATGGCACGGCGTCGGTCAACTGACTGATTCTCAAAGCCTTTCAGGATTAACCTGTTAACAATGGTAAGCGGAGTGTTACGTGTACGCTTCCACATATCCATCAAAGCACTCAGCGCAGGCGTCACTCCATACCGCGAGTTGAACTTACTAATTGTGCTTTCGAGCGCAGGGGACTTTTCCCGGATTAGGTCGTTGAATTTATCGACATAGTTAGACATAACCTGAATGCCATTTGGCACACCAAGGTTCTCCATAACCATGCGCGTGACATTTCTGCCCACGTAGGCTTTGCGCTTAGCCCGCTGCTCTTCGTTCATCTCCACGCTGTTGCCAGCCATATCAGAGTTAGCATCGCCCTGCGACACCTTCGCATTTAGTCGTCCAGCAACAAAGTTAGCCTTCACAGGCGCGTCATCAATACTAAGCTCAATCAGTCTGTAGGTATTGCTAAGTACATTGTTCGCAACGGTGCCCTTAACACCCAGTATCTGAGATACAAGACCCACAAGCTTTTTCCACACCTTATCAACAACGCTTATCCATCCAGTAAGCGTAGGTGACTCAGCCATCTGTATTTCTTTCAGCATGTCTTTGAAGTCACGGAGCGTGGCGCCGTACGAAACCAATTCCAATACGGCGTCGTCTGGCGAGCCACTGTTTTTCAGATCACGCAAGATTTGCATGACGCTGTTGATGCGCTCTTTGCTGGCTGGCGAAACCTTTAAAGCCTGAACATACTCTGGCGTAGCAGTGTTTAGTACAACGTCGAGCGCGTCTCTAAGTTCCTGTACAGCTTTGTTGTTAGGACTTGCTTGCACGAACCATGCGGTAGCTGCGTGTAATGTCTCGTGCAAAATTTCTTCTTCTGAAGCTTCTTTGCGGATGAATATAGTGTTCAGCCCACGGTCATAGTACGGGTTACCCTCAGAGATAAACTCAAGCGTAGGTTCGAACCCCGCCTTCTGCATATTCTCGGTGCCATATCTAATCGCGGAGCTAAGCATGATCACGTAGGAAGAGCGCGTACCGATACGCTTTGAAAGCTCTTTTAGAACAGCGTTTACGCCCCCTTGTTCTGCTAAGCGTTCTAGCTTAGTTTTGGCATTTTTAGACTTTCTGCCGTCACGTATCGGGCGAGGGTTTACGCGGTCTAGTTCAGCTGTAAGGTCCCCGTCCCGGTAGCTAGCAAACGCAGAGGAAAGCTCTGTATCAACGGTGTTAAGAACGTCGAGCATAGACACAAATGGGGTAGCTTTAGGACCAGTTTTGTTGAATTCAATGTTGTACTGTTCAGCGGCTGTTTCACTTAGCGATGTAGCGGTGCTGAACTGGTCACGATACTTCTTGATCATGGACACCAGTGCCTGCACGTTACCCTCGCCTTCAGCAGTGTCAATGAGTTCTTTTATCTGTGTGCGCAAAGTCTGCTGGTACCTTCTAGCCTGAAGCGCGTTCTTGTTGGCTGTACTTATCTTACGATTACCTTCGTTTTCAGACTCGCGGCCGAAGAAAATGCCCTTACTTTTGTCGTCCATCTTCTTTTTGGTGGCCGCTACTTTCATGAGCGCGTTATAGATGCGCTGCATCTTCTCTGCATTCTTAGCAGTAGCTGCTTGGTCTGGCTCAGTTGTCTGCTTACCGTCTTTAGTAAGCTTATAGATGACTGGCTTAGGATTGGGCGACTTGGCTTTCACCATACGCATGACGCCAGCAAAGATATTTTTGTCTAGGCTAACTCTGCCAGTAGGTGCACGGCCCTCTGTGCCCACTTCTGCCTGCAGGCGATCACTCTCGGCATTGGTCTCGTTGATAGCAGATTCCGCAGCAAAATCTTCTTCCACTGTCTCTTGGCTAACACCTTCAGCAGCGACGGGCATCGGCGCATCGACCGTAGTGGGTGTAGTGTCAACGTCCTCTACAGTATCTACTTCTTCAGATACCTCGATTGATTCTTCGACAGGAGCGTCTGCAACAGTTTCTTCCTGCACCTCTTCGATCTGGTTGTCAGCGACTTCAATATCAGGAGTGGTTAGGTCCATCTCCTGTTGCATCTTGTCGCGCTGACGTATGAACTGAACTTCTTCAGGTATTGTATTACTAAGCGCAGCCTGCTGGTCAGCTGGCATGTCAGCAACATCTACTCCATCCTGCAAGCTGATAAGTGCATTCTGGAGCGCAAGGAACTCTACTCTCGCCGCGATCGGGCCAGCACGCTTAGTCTGCTGATCTAGTCGTGTCTGTAAGGTCCTTCTTTGATTGTCCAGCGCCCGGTACTCTTTGCGGTATTCCGGCTTGATCGGATTGTTTGATACTAAATTAGGGTCCGCCTCAATCTCAGCAATACGTGCATCTACTTGGGCAATGTCTTGGTTTATTTGCTCTAGGTTTTTAAAAGACACGTTAGCTACGCGATTGCCTGTTTTGTTGCGCGTTGCCTGTGTAGTTTGTAGTTCAGCCAGCCTGTCCCGCGTATTAGAAACCGCCCGCAACCGCGCTTCTTCATTGTTGTAGATTACGTTGAACTGGTAGTTACCTTCGTCGTCAAACTCCGGCACATCCTGCGCTGGTGGTGCTTCGCCTAAAGCTACGCGATTAGCATCAACAAACGGATCAGGTGCACCGATCTCATCTCTACCATCTTCATACTGGAAGGACGGTTCCAGATCTAGCTCGGCCTGCTCCATGTTGTTTGTGTCAACCGGCGTACTACCAGTCGTATCAGAAGTCAGGTCAATACCATCTGAGTCGTCAGGCGCTTCTCTGCCGAAAGCACCACCTACTGTGCCCAACGCACCACCAGTTACTCCACCAGCAACCGCTGCATTGAGGCGCATAGAATCTTTCTGCTCCTCAGTGAGGTTGGGGTTCATAGAAATTTCAAGTTCAGTCTGGCCTAGTTCTGTAGAAGATTCAGCCGCAACCCCCCGTGCGCCGCCAGTAGCTGCACCCACAACACCGCCTCTGCCGCTACGAATCATTTGCGAGAAAGCCATAGGAGTTAGCGTTTCTAAAAGCGTGTAAGGTATAGCTTTGGCACCTATCTGGATGAGGTCAGAACTACTTACGTAACCGTCCGCTTCTCTTGCAGATTCATAAAGCGATCCGACACCGATCGACGCGCCAGCAGCTACACCGGCTGCTGGGTTAACTAAGGTTGTGGCAGTGAGGCCCGCAAGCAAAGAACCTTGCTTACCGACTTGATACCCAAAGTAGGGAAGAGCTGTAGCTGGTGATTGGTCTTCAATGCGTTCTAGCTTGGGGTTACCCGCAAGATAACCTTCATACCCTTGGCGCTCAGCAGCTAAGGCAAGCCCTTCTTCTGCGTCTCGAAAACCAAGCGCGGCTGCGCCTGCGGCAGCTGCATTTAAGCCTAGCCCTTGCACCATATCGACGCCGGAACTAAGGCCAGCAGTAAAAGATTTACCTTGTCCGGTTTGTACGCCAAAGTATTCAGCTATTTCGAAAGGGTCTCTACCAGCGGCTTCGCTGTACTTGACGATTAACTCTTCGTCAGGCGCACCTTCTTGAACATAGCCTTTATTAACTAAGCTGGTACGGAGTTCATCAAGAGAAAATATGTTAGCCACAAGCTAAGTCTCCGTAAGCGATGTTTAAAATCTATTGCCTAGCTGGCCGTACCGTCTCATAGCTTCAGACCTCGCAGCTTCGCGGTCAGCTCTATCCTTTGTAAGCCTATCTATCTCAGCTTTTACTTCTGGTGATGCACCCGCGTAGCCAACGTCATATAACTCTTGGTCTGCGCTACCAAACAAACCTCGCCCAGTTTTATAGCCTAGTATTTCTTCGGCTTCAGACGTTGCAGTGCGCTCCCCTTTTTCTTGCTCTGCGCGGGCCGTTTGCGCTGCTTCAATAGCTGCGAGTCCCGCACCTTTTTTAGGAGGTTTCACATTGACGTCTAAATCAGGTACACCAATAGATGGCGGAGGTGTAACTCCTAATGAATCATATACGCCCTTGATCTGGGCTTCTTGATCAGATTTGGGCATAGATGCAAACATTGGATTATCACGAAGTTTGTTGATGCCATCACCAATCTCTTGTATTACAACTTCGCCATAGTCTTTGTCCATGCCGTACTTTTCAAGATCTCGCTCAGCCTGCCTAAGCATCGCTTCGGCTGCCTTACCTCTTCTGGATACAGCCTTGTTAGTGAGAGACTCAACCGCCGTTCCTCTAGAGTGCGCAAGGGTACGCAAGTCGTTAACAGCTGCACCGAAATCTTCTGTAGAACCAAGCACTCTTTTTTGTGCGTAAGTTTTCTGGCCGTCTTCTGTTTCGCCAGTCACGTCGTTAGTGTCAAATACTACAACGTCGTACAGTTCACTTTCGTTGTTATATATGATGTCGTAGTGTTCGCCCTTACTTATATTTTCATCTTGTATGTGGGCTTGCTTTAGCTCTTCCCAAGTCATATCAGCGACTTCATCACGTATTCTTTTTTGCTCCGCCTGTACCTCTGCATCTTTTAAATTAAACGCGCTGGTTACAATGTTCATGGCTGTAGCACCGTCTAAAAATTCATTGTCGGTGATGAAATTTTGAATATCAGACATAGACACGCCGCTATTGACCTTTATCAAAAGATCTCTCGTTGCCTGTCGCTGCCCCTCTGTAAATTTACGGTTATATTCAACATCCGCCCGCTCATTCGAGTACTGCAAACCTGCTAAATCTGCCTGCTGTTGTGCCAAACCCTGCGCCTGCGCAAACTCTGACTGACGAATCGCATCTAATTGCTCGTTACGATCAGCGGCAGCAGCTTGGCTCATCAAGCTAATGCCAGTAGCAGTATCACCGTACTGCATAGCAAGCGCGGCCATATCACGCTGATAGTCTTGATAACTTGTAGCTGGGGGCGGTGCCATCATAGCGGCTTGGGGCATAGCCCCAGCACCAGCGAGACCACCAGCTTGCGGAGCAACGGGCGACATCTGCGCACCTTGGGGGTTCATGTTGCCGGGAACAGCGTTATTTAAAAGTGCACCTGTACCTGTAGGGGCTACCGGACTAGCCAACGCCATACCAGCGTCCAAGTTTGCCTGTTCCTGCGCGCCATAATCAGCTTGAATCTGCTGACCAGCTTGGTACTGCTGCGACAAACCGGCGGCTGCTGCCTGATATGCATCTGCTTTTTCTCTCTCTTCCCGCATACCGCGCAGGCGTAAGCCACGCTCTACAGCGCCCGATCCAGCTGAAAACCCTGCTGCAAAACTCATTGGCTAACCTCCACCATTCTAAGGCCAAGCTCGGCGTAATCAACCGCGTAGTAGCCATCTTCTTGTTCAATAACTGCTTGTGGGAACCGCTCCATAACTTCATCAGCCATAACCCCGATAAAAGTGCGATCTGGGTCATTGATATAGTTGAACTCGTACAAGTTAAGTTCTGTAGCAGGATCAACCGTGCAGAAGCGGATGTTGTCTTTGAGGCGTCTATCTGAAGAAGTGCCCATACCACCAAAGGTAGCATAGGTTGCCCCGGCACCGAGTAGGGCACCGAACATACCAGCTTCGTTAGCTTGGCCAGCCATAAAGGCTTGGTTCTGCATATTGGCCATGTTGCCAAACGTCTGACCTGCACCTGCGAGGCCCTGCTGATACTGGTTACCGGGAGACATCATGGAGTTAAGACCTGCAGATCCAGCATTTGTAGCACCGGCGTAAGCAGCGGCAGAAGCACCAGCCAAACCACGGCCAAGACCCGCCGCGTCAATCATACGCGCGTATCCCATCTGTTCTGCTTGCTGCCTTGCTGAAGTCATACCCCCTGCGCGTGCTATACCCTCTTGTAGCTGCGTCGATGTGCCCGCGCCACGCGCGGCACCAGAGTTTGGATTAACGCCTCTAGCCGCCATAGACCGAGCGTTTGATGCTCTAGCCGTAGAAAATGCCCTGCCCGCAGCGGCGCTAGCTTCTGCGGCCTTCTGCTGACGATATGCGTCAGTGTTGAAGTTCTGAGCTTGGCTAACGAGCGACTGTTCTACTGGCCGGAATGTATCCTGCATGTAGTTGTAGTAATCCGCGCCTTGCTCCATCTGCTGTGTCTGAGCAGCGATCTGAGCGTTACCAATACCTTGTGCAATCGGCAGCATATCGGCGTACTGTTGTTGCGCGAAACGCAGCTGCTCTCGTGAGACTTGCTCCATTCCCGAATAATCAGGTGGTGGGTTACTCTTACCGCCCATACTTTATTCCTCCCGTAGCCAGCGGCACTTATCTGGCCACAACACTAAAACCATCATATCAGCGCCAAGAGCGCCATCTTTCATAACAAATTCTTCTTCGTAGCCCAACTTTTTATCGAACTCAATAGTGCGTGGCTCGTTTGTCGGTACCATACCTGTTAGACGTTTTAAATTGCAGTGCCTAAATGCGTAGTGTGCTGTGTGCCTAAACAGGTCTATATTTTTCTTACTGAATTCTTTTATTGCAATATGGCTGGTAGCGTTAGACCCGTTGTAGTTATTAATGACTACTCCTGCGGTTATCCTATCTCCTTTACGGACACCCAATGCGTAATAGTCACCCCAACTCGCACCGTGTCCTACTTGATCTGCCACCCAAGCGCCGATAGCTTCCTTGTCGTCGAGGACTATTTCTGCATTTTGAGTTGACACAGTATCCATTTATGGATTATGCCTCATTAGGTGGTGTTGGCCAAACAATATTACCCGGAAAACCTGACTGATTTGGCACGTCTCTGAGTGCTGTTCTGTAGGTAGCCCATGCTGTTTTGTCCGTGTCACTGAGCGGTGAGTCCGACATTTGTGTCCAATCGCTCGATGCCAGTAACCGATTACGCTCGCCGCGCTCAAATTCGTCAGCAGGGTTATCTAGATCAGGGTCAACTACAAACGTACCTGTAGCAACGTCGCCATCTATAGATATAGCAATTTTCTCATTGTACGCTGCGTCATGTGGATGAACGCCTTCGTACCAGTACCAGTCTTCGCCACTGCCTTTCATAGACTGCGGCCCAACCACAATTTCGTTATCAGCTACTTTGACAAACATATTATCTCGCCTGCATTACTACGCCTTGGATGTTAATAATCCCAAACTTTTTACTGCCACTGGTAAACGTAGGTGGCGTAGCGGTGCTGTTTGTTACAGTGCCACTGCGGTAAAACACGACTCTAACGTCTACTTCATTGTTGGTTGCATCAGGCAAAGCGCCTTGGAAAGACATGGGTTTCCAGCTAGGCCCTGACCGCTCTACTACATACGACTTTGATACAGTTACCCACGTTGCTGTTTGCGGGAACTTAGAATACGCGCCCGTAGCTGGAGCTGAGTAAACAACGCCGTTATTGACCGTCGTTACAAAGGCAACGATTGCGCCAGAATACGTAATTATAGAAACTACTCTATAGACCGGGTTGCTCAGCGTCGTAAGACCAATTAAATCACCCACTGCAACCGATGACGTACTGGGGAATACCAAAGACGCACCTAAGTAGAAGTAATCTTCAAAAGTAGCGCCTGAAGAAGCTGACGCAGTGCCTATCGATGTTTTAGATGTAGTGTTGTTTTCCCGCATTTGAAGCTCGCCCCACACGGTAATGTTGTCCTGCAACTGGGCGGTAGCGTTAATTGTCACGAACGGGCGATATGCGTTTGTTTGTTCAGGTATGGTTACCATATCGCGTGTGTAGCTTGCTTGTACTTGAAACGGCACGTTGGTAGCAGTAAACGTATCGACCTCTGTTACGTCACCAGCTAAGTTCGACACTGTTAGGTTGACAATGTCAACGTCAGTCGCATCGAGAGTGCCAGCTGTAATTGTGTCAGCACTAAGATCATTGATCTGCGCGTCGGTAATCGCAGCGTTTGCAATGTATGTAGAGACGTTAGCGTTGGTGATCTCATCGAGTGTGGCAAAACCACCTTGGTTAGCGATAGCCGCTGCGGTGTTGTTTGCTGTCGTATCGGCCGCACGTTGCCAGTGGCCTTCAGCATAGCTCTGCGTAGATGATCTGGCTGTAATACAGCGCCAAAGCCCGGTTGTAGATCCACGATCCCATAGATCTCCCACATCGTAGGGTGGCACAGGTGTAGTACTAACAAATAGCTGTATTTTGCCATCTGCCGTGCCTTGGGCGGCGGAGGCAGCTGCGGCTGCGTCGATAGCGTCTTGGTTCTCTATCTCATCCCACTGGTAGCTGCTAGAAACCTCACGCCACACTTTTAATACTCTGGTGTTGGGGTTGTACCAGAGATCGCCAAGGTGCTCTTCTTTCTGAGTAGCGTTCCAGCCAGATGATGGGTCGGACGTTGAGTAAAACTGCTCGATCTTGCCATCGATGCGGCCGCGCAACGCTTGGTCTAGGTTAGTAAAGGAGACACTGCTAAGGGTTGCTAGTGCACCTTGCCCAGAAAAATTTGCGGCAGTGTTGTTTGCTGTTGTATCCGCAACTTGTGACCAGTCGGCAGAAACATACGAACCAGAGGCTCGGGTAACGGTTGCGCGCCAAAGACCATCACTGCCGCCTTGGTCCCACAAATCACCCTCGTCGTAGGGTGTCGAAGGTGTGGTAACAAATACGCGCCGTTTACCGTCGGCAGTATCTTGTGCGTCAGAAGCAGCATCAGCAGCGTCGATAGCGTCTTGGTCTTGAATAGCTTGCCAACTGAAGTTGTTAGTAGAGGTTTCTACCCAGACCTTAAGTACTTTATTTGTAGGGTGATACCAGAGATCGCCAATATGATCTCTTTTAATAGGATTAGTTGACCATGCAGTAGACGGATCAGACGTGCCATAGTGCTGTTCTATTTTGCCATCTAGCTGCCCTTGCAAAGAAGAATCCAGACGGCTGTAAGAAACAGTATTTAGTGTTGCTAGTGCACCTTGCCCAGAAAAATTTGCAGCGGTGTTCGCAGACGTAGTGTCTGCTGCTACGCGAAAATCAGTGGCTACGTAACTGCCGCTGGCTCTAGAATTTACACAGCGCCACAAACCTTCGTTGGCACCGTTACCTCTGTCCCACAGATCGCCTTCATCGTACGGAGTAGTAGGCGTAGCAACAAAAACGCGCCGTTTGCCATCAGCGGTGTCTTGAGCGGTAGAAGCTGCGGCAGCTGCGGCAGTAGTTTCTGCGTCTTCAACGTAAGTCCAAGTAAATGAACCAGTGCTTGGCTCCCGGTACACATACAACTTGTTTACGTCAGTGTCGTACCACAAGTCACCTAAATGCTTACGCTTAATAACCGCACCAGTCCAAGCACTTTGAGGATCAGACGACTGGTAGTACTGCTCAACTTTGCCGTCAATAAGACCTTGAAGCGACGTTTCAAGCTCGTCTTCCGAAATCTCATCTAACCTAGCTAGCGCCCCCCTACCAGTAAAATCAGCCGCAGTGTGGTTCGCAGTTATATCGGCAACAGCCTGCCAGTCACCCGAAGAAAATTGTTCTGTTGAAGTTCTTGCCGCCTTGCAACGGTATAGCCCAGTGGTAGACCCGCGATCCCATAAGTCACCCACGTCGTAAGGTGTCGAAGGTGTAGCAACAAATACGCGACGTTTACCGTCGGCAGTATCTTGTGCGTCAGAAGCCGCTGCGGCTGCATCGATAGCTGCTTGGTTCTCTACTTCATCCCATGCGTAGTTGTTGGCTGAAGTCTCTACCCAGACTGAAAGCGTCTTATTAGAGGTGTCGTACCACAGATCGCCTACGTGCTGGTCTTTAACCGGATTGGTAGTCCATGCAGTTGATGGATCAGATGTGCCGTAATGCTGCTCTACTTTGCCATCAATCGTACCTTGCAGTGTGCTAGCTAAATCGTCATAAGAAACTTCATTCAGAGTCGCTAATGCACCTCGGCCAGTAAAATCAGCGGCGGTGTTTAGTGACGTAGTATCAGCTACCTTGCCCCAGTCATTCGACGAAAAGTTTTCAGAAGAAGTTCTCGCAGTAGCCGCACGGTATAGACCTATTGTCGAACCTCTATCCCACAAGTCACCCACGTCGTACGGAGGTGTAGGCTCAGCAATGAATACACGACGTTTACCATCAGCTGTGTCTTGGGCCGCAGAGGCGGCATCAGCTGCGTCGATTGCCGCTTGGTCTTCGACAGTTTGCCAGCTGTACGTATTAGTAGATGTTTCTACCCACACTTTCAGCACTTTATTGGTCGGGTGGTACCACAGATCGCCTACGTGCTGGTCTTTAACCGGATTGGTAGTCCATGCAGTGGCGGGGTCGGCCGTTACAAAGTGCCACTCAACTTTGTCATCTAGCGTCGTTTGTAAATTAGCGACTCGGCCTATGTCCAAGTTACCCCCGGACGCAAGTAGCACACTGTTATCACTGTCGCGTATCTCTATGTTTCTAAATACAGCCGTGCCGTCTTTGTTGATGTACCACTTGAGGTGCCCGCCGCTAGTAGTAGCTGTGGACTGAATCACATCGCCAATCTTTGCATTAGTTATCTGAGCATCACCTATCTTTGCGGTGGTGATTTGAGCAGTACCTATCTTCGCAGTAGTAATCGCAGCGGTGGCGATCTTGGCAGTATCGACCGCTAAATCCCCAATCTTGGCGTTCGTAATCGACGCGTTACTAATAAACGCTGAGTCTATGTAAACACCGGCAGGTACACTCACATTACCAATTGTTGTCGGGGTAGCCTGCACGATGAATGGTAGGTTTTGGGGTGTAGTGCTCCATCCGCTACCTGTGTAGTACTTAGTTACGTGGTTATCATCTCCGCCGCTGGTATCAACCCACACACGCCCTGCGTATAGGTTTGTTGTAGGTGCTGAAGCAGACAACGTAGCAGGTGGTGAAACCCAGAACTGGTTAGCACGTACACCGAACTGAGATGTAGGCGTGCCGTCGACTGCACTGCTCGCTAGACCATAGCCTGAAACGTGGCCCGCAACATCAATCTTTACTGTGTACTGCGCGTTAAGACCGTCGATAGAAGTGGCCTGTGTTTCGATACTCGCAGTGTTTTCCCCAACCGTTGTCTCAACAGTATTCATCGCAACAGCAATAGCCGACGAAGAGGTAGCGCTGATTGTATTAATCTGTGTAATGCCACCGTGTGCCGCCGCAAGGCCTGTTGTTGAGTCGTTAACTGTCGCCTGTAATGAAGCAAGTGTAGAAGCGGCAGCCGATGTTGACGTAACGTCAACCGTGTTTAACTGAGTAATCGCAGCGTTAGCGGCTACTAGGCCAGAATTTTCGTCAGTCACCTGCGCTTTGAGCGTAGAGAACTGTGACGCGATGGCTGATGTCGAGGAAGCATCGACAAAATTAATCTGAGTGATATCGGAAGTGTTGCCACCTACCGCCGCAGATAGACTTGTAAAGGCACCAACGAAGTCCCAGTATGCTGTGTCCGTAGTATTTCCTGACGGCTGGTTGTTGGTATTGCCGTTTGTTTTTGAGCGGTATAAGTTGCCGTTATACGTAACAAGATCTTCTGTTGCGTACGTTTCTGATGAAGCCCAAGCCGATACAGAATTTAGAGTATTAATCTGGTTCTGAAGACTAGTAACCTGCGCCTGAGTATTTGCAGGTAAGTTGCCTATTGGCGAGGCCAGCGATGTTGCTAGCTGTCCAGAAGTAATTTGATCTGTCAGCGTCGAAAGCAAAAAATCAACGTCGACTGAAGTTTCGCCATTTACACCTGTGGTAGAGTTAAACGCCCCTTGCCTGCCAGAAAAGTTTACGTTCCGCGCCCAATAATACCGCCCCTTACCACTACCCAGTGCGTCATTTATTACAGAGCCTGCAGATATAGCGACCAAGGTCGCAGTAGTCGAATCGAACGTCGCGTAGGTTGTAGGGTCAACATAACTGGGGTCAGTAGACACCAATGTAGTATCGTAAATCGGAGAACCCCACACCTCAGTAAACGCATGCCCAAAGTATTCAGGCTGATCCCATGTAACGATGACGTTACGAAATGCACCGTCGGCGTCTAAGTTTACGACTAGTGCGGGTGGACCATACTCGACTGGCTCACCGGGCTGGGGTTGCACCGCAGGGACACCCGTATCATCAGTGAGACCAATATCGCGCAAATCCTTGGTGGTGATAATCCCACCACTTTGATTAAGCAGGCCCCTAAGACGGTCAAGATACGCCCTGAGATCTCTAGGTATGTCAGAAGTAATAGTAGGTAAGGCATCAGCTGGTCTAGACACTCATCAACTCCTCCATTGACTGAGCCATAGCAAAAGAAAACACTTCATTAGTACTACTAAGCTCTACTTCCCAGTCTCTAGCTACCTTGGCAGGTAAGCGGAAAGGGTTACGGTCGGCAACTGTTTGTGTGTGCAACAACGCGCCATCAGCATATATTTTGGCAGTGACGGGGTACGCCTCTGCTTCTACTTGCGCACAGGCCATACTGAGGGGTTTAGGCATCGGAAAAATTTTAGACCGCCACGTATAAGTCAGGTTGCTGCCCGCGTCCCACTCTTTAATATTACCCCCCACAGAAACATACAGTTTGTCATTGCGTAAAGACTGGAACGTAGCCGCAGGATTAGTAGTGCTTGTACTAAGAACAAAACTGCTGGATATAGTGTCAAAAATAAAAGACCCAGAATCAGTGCCGTTGTTGTAAAAACCCACATACCTAGACTCGTAGTGGTTAGCTATAACTGAGGTAGGGTCAATCAAATCCTGCCACTGCTCTTTAGTGAACATAGAATCAGTTACGTTTCGTGATCCACCGGGAGTTAGCGCAATAAGTCCGTCTGGGCTACAGTAAAAAACAGCGTTATTAAAACTAACAATACTGCGCTTGGAGGAGCAAGCCTGCTCTAAATCTGACTTTACTACAACCATCGAGTCTGGGTGTGAACCCTGAATAAAGTACGGCGTACCTTTGGTCAGCACAGCCAATGTAGTGTCCATACGCCCCAAGCCGACGACTGGGAAGTCTAAAGTCTGGCGGTAGCTGTCGGGCCAAGCGTGGGGGACATACGGCTCACAAAAATATACGTCTCTGCTTACAAACCCTGCCATAACACCATTGGGCATATTTATAAGCCCTGCAAGGTTAGTGGGGGGTTCTAGCCAGTATAAAGACGGTATCTCTTCCGCTAGTAATTCAGGGTCTTTACTGTCTTCGTACGGCGATGTAGATGAAGCCGCAGCGCCTGTCGCTAAAGATATTTCTGCGACGAAAAGGTACACACCTGCGGTAGAACGGTATATCCGATAGTGCGTAGCAAGAGTTGGCGTTGAAAACCCATATAGATTTGCAGACTGGCCGGGGTATATGTCTACTAGGTTGGAGCCGGGTGCCGGGGATGACTCGATATCTCTACCACCTACTTTGTACACAAAGGTATAGGTGTACAGCCGTGTCTCCTCAGTAAGCGAATCAGTATCTGTAGGCAACGTAGCAGAATCCGCCAGAGCTGTAAGCGCTCCGGTAGGAGCTGCGATACCCATAGAAATAGGACTGGCTGTGAACCCTGATCGGATTGCTTTAGGCGCACCGTCTCCCGTGTAGAATGTCCACTCTTCAGTATCGCCATTAATCTGCCCCCGCGCTACATCTACGTCAGAATTAAACGCCAGCCAGCCGCTAGTTTCGCTGGTAGAATCTTGGCCGAACTTGTAGATAGTCTGAGTTGATCCGGGCTTGGCGGCAACGGTCGTGCCAGAAACGTCTTTAGCTGGTCTTAAGGCTCCATTGAACACAGCGCATTTGTCTGCTGTCTGCGCTTGGGTCTCGCTAAGCCTTCGGGGTGGAGTTTTTGGTGAAATACCACCAAATGCACGGATAACTACGCCTACCATAGCTCCTGTCCTTTTGATTACCTGACTCGCGAGAATACCATATTTATAAGCCGTTTATACGCTTGTTATAGTCGTCTTGATTAAATGTGTTCCCTTTACTAGCGTTAGCTGTGTACGGAACTATCCGTAGATTAGCAAAGCAGTGGAGGCCGCACACTACCTCGTGAACAATGGGAATTATGTGGTCTACGTTATAGTTTTTACCAGTCTCTGCACGCATTAGCTTTGCGTCTAAGTACAGCTGCTGTACTTTTATTCGATCAATCGGGCATTTTAACGTGGCACGCTTTATCCTACGTTTGCGTAAGTTTGAGTTGTATCGGGAACCAAACCGCCACCTTGTGCTAAATTTGTGGCGTTGGATAGCTGAGCGATAAGCTTTTTTCTCCGCGCTCTGATTTTGCACGTACTTTTTGTAATATTCCTTGTAGTACGCACGGAACGCTGGGGTTTTGTTTCTTTCTGCAAGGCACTGTAGGCAATGCTTAGAGGATGTGTACCTTTCACTTATGTGCCCGTACTTACAGGGCTTACCAGTAAAGTATTTTTTGTAGCCGATAGCTTTAGCTTCGGCACGAGACATCAACTCTTTTTTCACAGGGTAAAGTTTTTAGCTTATTTCGCCTGTGCGTATCATGTCCGCTATCTTGCCTGACCTGTTCTCGCCGACTTGCCGCGCCCACTTGCTGTCTAAGAACTCTTCAGCCGCCTTAGTGTACAAGCCCTCGGCCATAGCGGCTAACGCTTTGCGAAAAGCCATGAGGGTAGGTAGGCCCATATTGAAACACAAATCTACTAAGGCCATCTGCCGTACGTTATCTAGGTCTGGAAACCATGAAAAGCACTCAAGCTCTTGGTAACACAGGTAAATGTCGTTGATTAGGAGAACGTCAGCTTCTTTCTGGGTGACGCCTCTATCATCTAAATTGCGCCCATAACCTATGGTTAACTTCCCTGCCGTGCACTTGTAGGGCTTTAGACGAAGCCCTTCGTGCTGCTTGATCATGTTAATAAGGTAGTCCAAAGCAAAGCCCCCGATCTAATCGCCTACAAACAACACACCTACGATTTTTGTGATGCCCCAAAATAAAAGGACACAACTGCGGACACAAGCCCACCTAAGTACCCCATAACCAAATTAGTTAGCTCCATGGAGTTCTGCTCTGGTGGTAATATCGTTACAAGCCCTACATAACTACAGAAAAATAAAACCATGATTAGGCCAATAACTCTAGCCGTCCAATCCCGCGAGAAATTTTCTCTAGCGTTCTGAATGTCTTCAGTCTCAAGCGCAAACACATCTACCTCAAGCTCTTTCATACGTGCTTCAAACGACAACTCAGCCTTCTTTATTTCGACCAGTTGCTCGGGCGTGGCTTGTTTGAGAGCGCGCTCTATTTTCTGCGGCGCAGGGTCACAACCTAAAACGTCTGCGAGCATAGTCGCAGCTGCGCCACCAACTGGGCCGCCTAGAGCCGCACCTAAAGTAGGAGCTATCCCCCCGATAACGCCTTTAATTTTATCAAAGTTCATATAGCACCCCCCTGCGAAAGTAAAGTTACGAGTAGCCCCGCCATACCGCCTATAATCATAACGCCTAGAGTAAACATGCGCTTACTCATCAAGTCTAGGGAGTCATCTATACGATCTAGCCGATTGAAAATAGTTCTAGACCTTTCTTCACACATAGCTTCATGGGAAGCTATTTGCGTAGCGTTGCGGTTTATCGCATGCCAGTGCTGCCTGTCTACGCTTTCAGAGCTACTCTGCTGACTCTGCATCATCACTACCACTCTCACCGTCAGTTACTTTCTGGCTTATTAAAGATGCTAAGTTTGTGACGGACACTTCGTGGATAATAGCTTGCCTACGTGCCCCAATCATCATGTCGTTCGCCTGTGCATGTAAAGACAGGAGTTCTTTTATTTCCCCAGACAGACTTTCAATGTCGTATTCTTCACCATCGATAATTAAAGTCTGTGATTGTGCCGCGTCGTTCATTAGTAAGTTCCTTATACCCCAAGTGATATATACCTATTCTATTGCCTGCAGTAACTTTTGCAATCATTTTGCCGATCTAGCTAAACATAAACATCAGTAGGCCAGATAGAGCAGCGACAAGAACCATTATGAAAAAGCTGTTAACCATAGCCTCCTTCATTTCTTGCTGCCGGTACACTGTATCTTCCCGCTCTTGAATTATTTGCTTCCGTATCTCACGGAACTCCTGTAACCCTTGTGCTCCGTAAACAAGGTTGATCATAGATATTAGCTCGCTCTGCTGACTCTCCAGTTTTTTCTTAGCCGCAAAAGCTTGAATAGCCTCTTGCTGAGCGCTTTTTCTAAACACCACTCGCCTGAACGGGCTGATGTTCTTAGCTTTTTTGTCAGCATAAAGCACATCTGAGGCGTGCCCGTACCATACTCCGATCTGCATCATAGTATCTTCAGCGGATTTTCCAACTTCCACCATAGCTTTTACGAGCGTGAAAGCCTTGGTAGCTCCTGCGATGGCTGTTACTGGATCAATCATTTTTTAAACCTCGCATACGGTGGACATGTATAAATTCCCGGAACGTACCATCTGTACCGCTTGTCTGATTCTGTATACAGCTCCTTGTACTCGCAGACCGTATGGTAGACCACCGTTTTACCTATGTATGCTGCCGCACCTCCCTGCAAGACGAGATATAAAACAATCGTCATAGACCAATAAATTGCGTGTGCGCACTCATTCCCCTAGCATAGCCTGAATATCTAGCGCCTGCTGTTGGATCGTTTTCATTTTTTCAACAGTTGCGTCTATGTCCTGCACTCCGTCTACATAGATAATTGGAGTTGTGAACGTCCCCGAATTAGAATCCGACTGCCAAGTGCCTTCAAGGTGAGCCGCGTCTGATGACGGGGTTGTATAAGTCAAAGTAATCATGATATCAAAACGTCTATGTTTCCTGAGCCGTCGAAAGTCGTCTGGAATTTCGTATAGTGCCCAGTATCGAAATCAGCAGAATCCCACGTCCAATAACGGTAACTGCCTCCTAATTGGGAAGTACTTGCATCAGAGCTATCTAAAGAAACAATGGTTCCATCAGTGGCCGTAAACTCAAGAGTGCTAAAAGCCGTCGCAGGCACAGTGCCACTAAGATAAAACCACAAATTATCGGAACCTGACGCCATATCGTAGCGTGCAAGAGTATAAATTGCGTAACCAGAGTAAGTTGTTGGGCTAATTGACCCCGTCACCGTTGCAAATTTACCGTTGTAGGTATTACCCGATGAAGTAAAAGACCCTTGCGTCAATGTATGCGTGGCTGTCCAAGAGCTTGCACCATAAAAATCACCTAGGTCTATTGCTCCAGACGCAATACTAACCAGACCTCTGACGTCTGTATCATTTAAAGACACAGTAGTGCCTGACGTAGCGCCAAGCTCTTGGTGAATGTCATTCAGCGATATAGCGCCAGAGGTTTGAAGAGCCATTAGTCAGTCCATATAGCCGAGGCAATGTCTTGCACCATTTGGTCGTGACTAGTCATGTCAGTGGCCGTAGAAGTTTCTGTGCCTTCGTCGTCCACAGTCACAACGTACCGCGCCAAGTGAATAATCTTATCTGTGGTGACTGGAAGCTCTGCGTCATCTGTGTCGTCGAATGTGTGCTGATAAACAATCATCATAGTTGGATGCTCGTCGGCACTCATTGCTGGGTACACTTCGCAACGCTGAACTGTTCGTGTGTTAGTTATCGCCATTTTCTAAATCCTCTATCCGTTTGTTTAAGTCTTTAACAGTCTCAACCAATAGCCCAATTATGGCTTGGTAATCCACTGACTTCATTTCATCGCCGTCGCGGATACTTACCTCTTTGACCACGTCTGGCATGATTTGCTCGACCTCTTGAGCTATTACGCCGCCTGAGTGCTCGCCTGAGTTCTTCCAGTCGAATGTATAGCCAGAGATTTGCTTAACCTTTTCAATGGGGTCGCTAATTTGCTGGATATTTTCTTTTTGGTTGATGTCCGAAATACTGGTTGTTGAGTAGGCTGTTATATTTCCTTCGCACTCCAAACCACCACCAGCCGTAACTCGGACGCGATTAATTATATCAACGTAGTCTGTACCAGCCTCAACGCAGTCGAGCATCATCACGCCGCCAGCGGCTATCCTTACGCGGTCGGCCGTAAATTGCACGTAAGTGTTGGTGTCGCCCGTGTGATAGATGTTACCGTTTACATAAACATGACCTGCGTTTGTCAGCGTATTGTTTTTCAGATCTAGAGTTGCAGAAGTAAAATTAAACTCGTGCGCTCCAGCGCAAGCCACCCCTATCTCGTTAGCGCCTGTATCGTAAAATCCTGTATTTGTATCGCCTACCTGAAAAGCAGGAGATGCCGCCGTTCCTAATCCCGACAAAAACCTGTCTGCGGTTACCAGCCCTGTACTAGTAATAGCCCCACTCGAGATATTACCTGCAACTGTTTGATTGCCACGTATATTGGCACCGACTTCATACCATGTCCCCACAGTTCCGTTTTCACAGTTTCGTATATACATCGAACCACTCTGACTGGTGGTTCGTGGATACGCCATTTCAAGCCAGTAGTCGCCAGCGCTTAGTCCGTGTCCATAAGTACTGCCAAGCGACACACGATTTCTGTACCACTGACCCGAGCCAGTATGAGGCGCGTTAATATTTCCCTGCACATAGTTCCATCCCCAATAATCCACGTCGGCATTGAATCCAGCTGAGGCGTATCGAGCATGGGCTAACCACTGACCAAAGTTGCCGTTCAATGACTGACCGGATTCAGCCTCGGTTATGGTGACGGAAACATTGGCTAAGCTACGCCCCGTACTTAAAACACCAACACCTCCAACCGCTAGTGCGTATCCACTTACATGCCCGCTTGCATTTCCTGCAAGTGATAAATGCCCGCTTGCATTGAAGTGCGCCGCAGTAGCACCTACGCCGTTACCTAAATGAACGCCGCCAGTGCCATCGTAGTAATTAAGATATGTACCGAAAGCGCCAGTCGCCGCGTCAATGTGTAAGTTGCCATTTGTTGTGCCTATAGAGGCTCTAGTAGAAGTTGAGTTGTTAGCGTTACCACCGATAGCTAATGACCTTGAGTAAAGACTATTAGGTCCAAACACTGCTAGGTTGTTGCCAGATAACGATAGTTGACCACTACTAGTAATAGCCCCACTCGAAATAGAGCCGCTCACATCTAAAGCATGAGTCGCTCCGGGGGTCGTGGTGTCACTTACGCCATAACCAAGCCGCATTGAGTGGGCTACTGTCATCTTGCCTTCTGTTGTAAGCGCCATCGCGCCTTGGGCATCTGTTTGGATATTATTGCCCCACCACCAACCACGAGTAGCGGTAGAATTCATTTGGAAGCACATTGCGTATTCACTTCCGAGTCCACCATACGAAAAGCCGTTTTTCATGCCTATACCGTATGTAGTGCCACTCCAAACCGAAAACTTAACTCTGTATGCCCCTGAGCCTCCAATAAAATAGGGGGCATTAACTATCCCACTGCTGGTGATAGCCCCACTCGTGATGGCGCCTCCAAACGATGCATTTTTAGAGGCATCAAGCGTTAATGACGCATTCGCTAGGCTTGTGCTTAACCCGTTAGTTCCGAAAACTAGATAGCCGCCTGTCTGATCTGCAAAAATATAATTTGCACTTGGTCTTTTAAAGAATTGATTACCGCCAGTAGCATTCCCTACGGATAAAGTAGTACCCAAAACGTCTACGTTACCGTTGCCGAACACGCTGAACGTCTTAACGCTCGTTCCCTTGTAACCGGCGTTGTATTGGCTGTGAAAATGTATATTGGTTTTGCTTTGGT